TGTGCCATATCAAGCATCTCTTCGGCAGTATCTCCAACTACTTCAGCAGAAACTGAAGCGTTCCATGGAAAGATTGCTGAGATTTCCTTGATAACGTGCTTAGGATCCTCTCCTGCTTTCAACATTAGACTGGGGTTTGTTGTAACTCCATCTATTAATCCAGTCTCGAATGCAGAAGCAATTAACTCTGGGTCAGAACAGTCCAGAAAAAGTTTCATGACTCTCCTGTATAGGTTGTCAGTATTTATTATAGCAAAAAAGCACCCCTAGGGGTGCTTTGTTACGGAACCAAGATGCAATTACTTAGTGTAAGTTTTACCGCGATAGCAGAAGGTGCCGTGAGACTCCTTGCTTTCTACACAACGTGTAGAATACTCAACACCACGATAGGTAGTGTGAGTGATTTGTGCGTCATGCAGTGCAGATGCTTTGTTGATCTGCTTCTTGATTAAATTAAGTGTGTTCATGAGGTTACTCCTGAAAGTGAGGTGGTTAGACCCCGTTCCTTCAGTCGTTTGCGTCCCAGGGGTAGCAATCAGGTGTTGATTCCTTCATGACCTCAATCAATTCCACCTTATATTCAGGGGGAATATTCTCGTTTGTTCTCATCCGAAGCATAACTGCATCAGCTTGAGCACATGTGAGCGATGAATAGAATAGTATTTCAATCATGGGATGAACGCTCCGTTCCGCGACTTACTTGCGTCCCCGAAGGGATGAACGTAAGATGTGATGAATCCATCACAATACTATTTATAGCATAGATTATTTTATTTGGTAGTTCAGTCTGATACATTTTTATTTTTGTTTAGGTATCGATCACTTTCCAGGTCTGTGATAAGGGTCATACCACTTCTAATAAAGTCTTCACCCTTATCAACACTGTGACGGGTGTTACGTTCTTTAGGGGTTTCTACTGTTTGCCAACTACCACCAACACCACCATCCATATTGACAATAATGTCATCACCTTGTTGCTGTTGCTGTGCTTTTTTCTTTTCCATTAACCAAAGTTCTTCTGCGAAAGGGTTTGCTGGTTGGTCTGCTTTATCTAACAAGTCATCCCAACCGTGTTCTGCTGCATCTAGGATTGACCTATAGCATTCATCACTAGAGGGAGAATCCTGCGAAGGAGTCTGATTTGACATCCTGTTTGATTCCGCCGATGACATAACTCTCAATCTCCGTTTCTTGTGGTGCATTTTGCTGGCCTTTACTATTTAACCAGTGCTCCGTCCAAGGTAACGGATTGTTTTTAGCAGGAATATCAAACATAGGTTTGATACCGATTGCTTTCATACGACGATTAGCAATCCACTCCACATAATTATGAAGCAGACGCTCATTCAAACCAATCATAGATCCATTCTTGAACAGATACTCTGCCCAAGTTTTTTCTTCGTCCACTGCACGCTGGAACATACTCTGTACCCAACCTTCTTCTTCAGATGCAAGTTTTTGCATCTCAGGATCATCACCCTGCTTCCACTTATTCAAAATATTCTGAGTAAGTACAAGATGCTGAGACTCATCACGAGCAATCAAAGAAAGAATCTTTGCACTACCTTCCATGAGTTTGTTCTCACCAAAGGCAAAAGAACAATCGAAGGATGTATAGAAACGAATACCCTCTAGGATATTCACATTAGCAACTGCACGATAAAGTTTACGCTTCAGTTCATAACGATCAAAGGTTCCAGCAACATGACCATCTCTTGCAAGATCCCATAGTGTACCACTATCATACTGATGAGCATGATTGATAAAATCATCATATGATTGCGTGACAGAGGATGCACGATCCAAAATCTTTTCATCATCTAAGATAGTATCGAACACCTCTGTAGGATCAGAGTATACATTCTTAATGATGTAAGTATAGGAGCGACTATGGATCATCTCCATAAACTCCCATACAGTCATTGCTGACTCAAGTTCGGGTAGACTGCAATAAGGTATAAAAGCCATCCCAGGACCACGCCCTTGTACGCTATCCAGCATGATTTGGTACTTAAGGTTACTAGTGAAGATGTGCTTCTGCTCTTCCGATAAAGTTTGGTAATCTGCACGATCCTTCTGTAGTGATACTTCCTCTGGTCTCCAAAAATAACCCAGTTGTTGCTGAGTTAGTTTATCAAAGACAGGATATTTGAAATTATCATACCTCTGAACTCCCAGAGGTTGACCAAAAAACATTGGTTGCTTGGTAGTGTCTACTTTACTATTGTTAAATACGGTCATTCCTTGTAGTTCAGATTTTGCAGGACTCACAGTCTTCCTCCTCGGATTCTAGCAGTTCGGTTATTAAATTGTCAACATTTTCAATCGATGGTTCTTCATCACCATCTTTCTTAGCATCATATGTGTTCTGATAGTAGGATGTTTTCCATCCATACTTGTAGGTGGTAAGGAGATCCTTTGCCATTACTGACACAGGCACTTCGTTATCGGGATACATCTCTGGATTGTAACTCCAGTTACCGCTGATTGCTTGATCAAAGAACTTTTGAATCACAGCAGAAACTTTAATGTATCCATCATTATTAGGCATGTCCCACAGCAGAGTGTAGTTGTTCTTCAGGGTAGTGTACTGGGGAACAATCTGCTTAAGAGGTCCTTTTTTGGACTTCTTAATGGACAAGTATGCTCTAGGAGGTTCGATTCCATTGGTTGCGTTTGACACAACGGAACTGCTCTCCGAAGGCATTTGTGCGGACAGTGTTGAGTTCCTAAGACCATACTCTTGGATCCTACCTCTAAGAAATTCCCAATCGCAAGAAAGATCATTCGGTACAATCTCATCAACTTCGTTCTTATATGTATCAATAGGAAGAATTCCATCTGAGTATTTTGTTTTACCAAAATAACCGCAAGGACCCTTCTCCATTGAGAGACGATTTGATGCTGATAAAAGAGCATACTGAAATCTTTCAGTAAGTTTATGTACTAGGTCATGTGCCTTAGTGCTATCATATGATGCCTCATGTCTGGCTAAGTAATGAGCAAGACCGATATACCCAACGCCCAAAGAACGGCGGTTGATGGTGCTCTGCTTTGCTGCCTCAACAGGGTACTCCTGATAATCAATCAGAGCATCCAGACCCCTCACAGCGAGGTCACAGAGTTCATCTAGTTCATCTAGGTTCTTTAGTTTACCAATGTTGATAGCAGACAAAATACACAAAGCGATTTCACCTTGTCCATCGATGTGTTGAATAGGATCTGTAGGTAGAGTGATCTCTTGACAGAGATTACTCATGTTTACTTTATCTTTGAAAGATGAGTGAGTGTTGCAGTGGTCAATGTTCATGATATACAAACGACCAGTCTCTGCTCTCTCCTTTAGGATGCTGAGGAAAAGTTCTTGTGCCCCGATAGTCTTCCTCGGAACAGCGTCATTGAGTTCATGCATCCGATATAGAACGTCAAAGTCATCAGTACCAAAAGCATCATACAAACCTGGTACGTCATGCGGTGAGAAGAGGCTAATCTCTTCATTCGCAATGAAACGTTCGTAGAAAAGTTTTGAAATTTGGATTGAGTAGTCAAGTTTCCTCACTCGGTTGTCTTCTGTTCCTTTATTATTCTTAAGAACAATAATGTCTTCTATTTCTTGGTGCCAGATAGGAAAGTGAACTGTAGCAGAACCACCTCTGATGCCGTTTTGAGTGCAGCATCGTACAGTTGATTCAAACTTTTTAAGGAAGGGGACCACGCCTGTGTGTTGTACCTCTCCACCTCTGATTTTAGCGTTGATGCCACGGATTCTGCCTGCGTTGATACCGATTCCTGCGCGTTGTGCAACGTATTTACCAATAGCCATGTCACTGCTAAAGATAGAATCGAGGGTGTCATCAACATCAACGAGAACACAACTCGCAAACTGACGCATTGGGGTTCTGACCCCTGCCATGACTGGTGTTGGGATGTTGATTTTGTGTTTTGAGATTGCGTCATAGTATTTTTTAACGTATTCAAGACGATAAAATTTATCATCATCTTGGAAAAGTGTTGCAGCAATCATCATATACATGAATTGCGGCGTCTCGTACACCTCTCCAGAACTACGATCTTGTACCAAGTATTTATCTACAACTTGGCGAATGCCAGCATAGGTAAATAACATATCACGCCCATGATCCATGTAAGAAGACATCTTCTCCCACTCTTCATCTGTATACTTCTTCAAGATAGAAGAATCATATACACTACGAGAGACACACTTCTCTACATGCTCCTTCAAAGGAGGATGTCCATCAGGGTGACCATTGTATACTGCCTTCCTAAGACTGAACAAGAGAAGACGAGCAGCAACAAACTGATAGTTAGGTGCTTCAAGAGAGATCAGATCGTTAGCGGAACGAATAAGAATCTCTTGAATGTCAGATGTCTTGATGCCATCAAAGAATTGAAGATTGGCATTCATCTCCACCTGACTCTCAGAGACTCCTGCAAGACCATTACAAGCGTGTTCAACCATCACATGGATCTTATCCAGGTTAAGTGGAGTTCTCTCTCCTTCACGTTTAATAACATGAATTTCTTTCATACCTTTTTCCATTCGCTAAGTTTAATCTGGGCTTCTAAACCGCTGTAAGTATTGAATTCTACCAGAGATTGAACATCATGTCCAGCGATAAACATGTCATTCAAATCTTTCTCTTGTAAATTATCAGGCCAAATAACAATCTCGTATCCTTTATCAATAGATTTCTGCATTCTATTAATGATTTCTTTGTTGCGTTGTTCATTATCATAAACAAAAACAACTTCTTTTTCACGCAACAGTTCCCAATCAACGTCTGCACCTGCCATAGCAATTGCATTATCGATATACAAACTATCAAATGGACCTTCAGTAATATAGATGGTCTTATTAAGATCTGCTCTATTAAGACCAAATATTTTAATCTTGGATTCGTCAAGCATGATAGTGATGTACCTCATCTTATCATCTGCTTTTAGGGATCTCCCTTGGAATCCAAACCATTCTCCGTTGGTGTCAATGAAAGGAATAATAATTCTTGGGTGATCCTTCTTGACATCTTTAAAAGTTGGTTTTTGGGTGTTAACCCAAGTGCAGAAGTTATCTGTATAGAATAAATTGGAGAAATGTTCCTCTGGAATTTGACGACCTAGAAGATAACCAACTGCAGGGTGTTCCTTATTTAGTTGTTCAATACTTTGAAGTTCTCCCTTCTTCTTGAACTTCGGTTTTTCAAATTTTGGTTTGGGAACATACGATCCTTTACCAGTCGTACCTTTCTTGTATCTCTCCATGATGTATTCATCATAAAGATCTGGTGCCTGGTCCTTCAAGAAGTTAGGCAAAGTTCTCCCTACCCCACAGTTATGGCATTTGAATACCATATCTGCTTTAATGTAAAAGAAATATCCCCTTGCCTTGTTCTTGTGTCTCTGAGAGTCTCCACAATACGGACAACGGAAATTATAAAGTCCACCCTTCTTTCTAGCAAATTTTTCTAGACGACCAGATAGTAGACTGACATAATGCTCATCAACAAATTCCAACAATTTTCAGGACCACTGGGTCCCTACATTCTACTTTCTATTGATGGTGGTGTCAATACTCCTTGAACAAGTCTTTGACCAAGTGGGGAAATCATGATACTAATCATTGCCAATGCTCCCGCAATGCTCCACATCTTCTTTTCTAACAGTCTAAGTCTATCATCGATAAGACGGATGTCTCTTTCACATCCCTTCTTAATTGCATCAGTTTCTCTGTTAAGATCTGAAGATAATCTGTCTAACTTTTCAAACAGAATTGCATCAACTTTATCTTGCTTATCTAGTTTTTCATTATGGACAGCAAGTAGTTTGCCCATTTGTATAGAGTTGTCCTGTAAAGTATCTACAACTCTTTCTAACCTTTCAATAATTGCCGTATTGAGTTCTGAATCCATGGCTACCTATCTACAGTTGCTTGTGCGCCACCTGCCCTTGCTTTTAATTTCAAGGATGCAGTTTTCTTTTGAAGTTGACTTTGCAACTCCTTAATTTTCATATTAACTTTTTTCTTTTCGTTGGCAATTTGCTGCTGCGTCATTTGCTGCTGCATTTGCTTGTCAACGCTTTCTTTAACATTACGAATTGCTTTTGAACGCTTGTCCATAAAGAACTTACCTGCTTGTCCAGGCATAATTCTTTCAATTTTAATATCACCTCTATAACGATAGTTAACTAACAAACGCAACTTCTGCATTAATTCTGCTGAAGAGTTTGCATAAATGATAGTCTCACCAACTTCAGGAATACTTACCTTATATTGAAATAATCTAGACGGCATCGAAGGATTCTCTTTTGACTCTTTCAATTTATTTTCTGGAGTAAGTGCTTTTTTATCCTTTACCTTTTTACGAAACTTCATAACAGGATCATAGCCCGCATTAGGTCCAGTGGCAGATGAATCTGCACCAAAACCTCCAGTACCAGCAGTTGCGATTGTCATAGTTTCTCCAATTCTACTTCCAAGTCGGGTTCAGTATCCAAATCATTCATCATCCCTACAGGATATTTATTCAGGAACAGCAAAAATGTTTTCAATAAACTCCAGTACTCCCTCTCCATCTTAAAGAATAGTAACGGTGTTGCTGCTTCACCAAAAACATTATAAAGGATAATCAAATGATTGATAATAAGATGAGTTCTCAATGAACCCCCTTGTACATAACGTTTCAAGAGTCTTTTCAAATACTTGAAACGTTTTATATCCTCATCGAAATCCTCTCGCGTTACACAAGTAGGATTTTCATAGTGTTTTATGGCGAACAGAATGTAGTTAGACTCATTCAGTTCGTCAAATTTCATTTATCAACTGCCGAAGGTCAGTGTTGCTGCGCCATCAGAGATGACTTCCTCAGTACCACCTGCAGAGGTGATCTTGACGCGATACTTATAACCGTCAAGTGAGTCATCAGCAAGACCACTGTAAGCAAGAGTTGCCGTCGTGAAGTCTGCGTAGGTGATACCAGTGTCAAGAGATGCACTGATATTCTGCCAACGGGTGGTTTGAGATGCT